TAGAAATATAAATATGAACCAATGTAACTTAATACAGCAAATTCCTGCTAATGAAGATTTTTGGGTTTATTTTAATGAAAATATTTACCCAATGTCAGCAAAACAAAAATTTGATTTTATGAATTCATGAACAATTGTCTAGAACATGTCACAGATCACTTAAAGCCGTTCTTATTAAGGGATATAATTATAAGAACTGATAAAAAAATACTGAAAAGAGGTAAATTAAAGATCTTTCAAATTAAACAATATTATATAAATCTATCTCTAGAATATAAAAACGCTATCAAAAATTATGAAATACCATATCCTTTTGATATTCAATTAGAACAAGATGGGACAGAAGCAGTATTAAATTATCATTTAAGTTCTTTTGTACCTAAAAATCAAATAAACAAAGTAAAGTGTTTGGATACTTCTTCTAAGTCAAAAATATACAACAATCTAGTCTACATATGGCCTTCAGAGGAACCCACATTATAATAATAATGTGTTAGGTGGTTTGTTAAAAAAATTTCCGAGTGGTTATACTCCTAATTCTGCTCAAGTAAAGCTCTTAAAAAATATCGATCAAGCTTTTGACGATGGTTATAAGTTTGTAGTATGTAATGCACCAACTGGATCTGGTAAGTCATTTATTTCTAAAACAGTAAGTAATTCTGCTCGTGAAACTTCTAAAGAGTTTAGAGAGCTAATTAGTAATTATTTAGCTTATAGAAGAGCGCATGGCGGAGGCTACGCATACGAAGACCATTGTGACGAAGAACAATCATTTGGCTGTACTGCTTTAACTATAACAAAAGCTTTACAAGATCAGTATAAAGGTTTATTCGATGATGTTGAAGTATTAAAAGGTAAATCAAATTATCAATGTGCTGTAGATGACAAGTTTACTGTAGAACTTGCTCCATGCTTGCATTTACCTAAATTTAAAGAAGAGTGTTGGTCAAAAAACATATGTCCTTATTACGAGCAGCGAAATAAAGCATTAGTATCTAGCTTTAATACTTTAAACTATAACATGTTTTTTTCTTTACCTGATCATTTAAAGAAAAGACAATTTTTAATTTGTGATGAAGCTGCAGAGCTTGAAGATCAACTAGTAAAAGAATTTTCATGTGCTGTAAACTTTGATATGCTTAAGAGTTTTCATATTCAAGTCAGACCGTTTTATTCGAAAAATAATATACAGGTGTTAAAATGGATTAATAATTTAATAATTGATTTAAATGATAAAATAGAAGAATTAAAAGATGTAGTTAATACAACTAAAAAGAATAACAAATATATTATTTCTATAAAAAATAACTTAATAAGCTTACGCAACTTACATTCAAAACTTTCTCTTATTTGT